GGCAACGCACGCCATGACCGCAGCCATTTTTGAGTCGTGCCTGCTTCACTATAAACCGTCGGATCATACGCAAAAATCTCACCCGTGCGGTAGTCGCCGATGACAATCTCATTATTGAAATTCATCTGACAATTACCGCGTGTGCGGGTAAAATCATTATTTTCCCATCCGGCGCGCTCATGCCATGCGCCAGTCGCCACATCATAGACCCATGTCGTATTGGCGTTAGGAAAGTTTAGAACGTAGAAGCTATGGCCGTCCTGTTGGTATGTGTAGCCCACAGCGTCAGACAATGTGGAGTATTGTTGGATCTGCCACTCAACAGCGTGAGTTGAAACGCGCTCGCCGGAATAGCCTTTTGAACGATAGACGATACCATTACCGCGCGCGTCTGTGCCGAGCCAGAACAAGCCGTTGTCGAGCTTGGCAACCGAGTAAGCTGCAAGACAACCTATTTCGTTGAACGCGCCTTGAATGCGCGCCATAGGAAAATCGGGCGTTCCGGCGTCATACCAGACTTCGACGGAGTTGGTGCCAAACAACCAGATTTCGCGGTGGTCTACAATGAGCGTAACGAGGTTATCCGGCGAACCCTCGGCAGCGGCAAAATACAGCGGGTCAATCGTCGTGCCGGTTGAGTCCATAACCCAGAAAATCTGACTGTTTGGTTGGTTAAATACAAACCAACCATCAAGAAAGCCGCAGCCAACTGCGCCTGCGAATGGAGAAGTAAGCTGAGTTATAAAAGGTGAAAACGTCAGCGTGACGCCAGAATTGGTAGCCGTAGCCGCTGCCGATAAAACAAACGTCGTGGCATTAGTCACACTGGCAACTGTCGCGCCTGTTGGGATACCTGTGCCTGACACGGGCTGACCAGGGTAAACGTAAGTCGTATCGCCGCCCGATACAGTCGTGCTTGTGTTAGTTGTATTAAAAGCAACTTTTTTATACGTGCTATTATAAATATAGCCATTTGTTCCGGCGGCAATAAACATTTGCCGCCCGTTATCGGTCATGGTGACGTTATCAGACCCTGCTATTGTGCCGAGCGATGTATAGTTCCAATCAGAATCAATACGATAAAGTGTTGTTGCCGATACTGCGTAACCATAAGTTGTAGTCGCTGATTCGCCTGCGGCTGGCGCAATCGTGTCGCTCGTAAACGTCCACAAGCCGCGCACTGGCCCTGCGCCAAGTGATTGAAGAAGCCGTAATCCTGGCGCGCGCTGTAACCATGCGGCCTCTTTGCCGCCTTCTGGTATGACCTCTGGGAAGAGATTGACCATGCGGCTGTCCGCCGCGTTTGGGCTTCTGGTTACATACGAGCTGCCAAGAATTGGGGTTTTCAATGTTTACTCCTTAACTACTAAATGCTATACTCGGCGCATGACCGAACTTACAGCAAAAGAGTTGAGAGAAACATTGGCATATGACGCCAACACGGGATTTTTTTCGTGGGCTGTTCGGCCAAGCAAAGCCGTCAAAATTGGCGACAAAGCAGGATGCCCCGACGAAAAAGGATACGTTACTATAGGAATTAAGCGGCGCATTTATAAAGCGCACAGACTTGTATGGCTGTATGTAACTGGCGAATGGCCGGAAGATATTATTGACCATGTAAACGGTGATAAAGCAGATAATCGTTTTGAAAATTTGCGTATAGTTGGCGCAGATGGCAATTCGCAGAATGTCCGTAAGCCAAACAAACGTAACAAGTCCGGCTTTATGGGTGTTATATTTTACCAAAATAAATGGCGCGCAAACATAACGATAAAAGGCAAGACGCATTGGTTGGGCGACTATGCCACTCCTGAAGAGGCTCATGCTGAGTATGTTGCTGCCAAACGTAAGTATCATGCCGCTTGCACTATATAGTTGATTTCATTAGAAATTGCCAGCATAGATGTTATAGCGCTGACGAGTGCCGACGATGCTGTAAGGCAGCGCCATGATGTCGTCAGGGTTATTGATGCGCTTCAGATCGCGCTTGCTATACATGGCAATGCGCTGCACTTGCGCGGACGGCTCAATGCCAAACTCAGGTGCTAATTCGCAGGCCAAGTTGTAACGAAAAGCCCGCAAGTAACCTGGCGGGAAAAGAATCGCCGTCGCTAACGTCGCAGGCTGATTCAAACGATCTACCGAAATGAAATGCCATTCCAATAGCCGCAACGGCACTGGATAGATGACCATCTCAATATTTGGGTAACTCATATTTATCCACATGACTTGTGGATAAGTTGACGTCACCGTCTTAACGGCAATGCCATCATATTGTTGTTGATTGATAAACTTGATTCCATACGACACGTTGGTCTGTGGATCACGGAAGTAGGTTGAGTCATCTAATAGGACAGGGCGTTCCCCAACCACGTCGCCGGTAGGGCCGTAAGTCTGGGATCGCTCGCCTGCGGGCCAAAGATAAACGTCATCCTTAGTTGAGAACACCGCAAGACGCTCGGTGTCCCAACTGTCGATCATTTGATTCAGCGCATAGAGCGCGTCATTCGCTGTCTCTGACGAGGGCGTTTCGCCTTCGGCTAACACTCCTAGGAGCCTCAACGCTCCGCAGATCTGGTCGTACGCACTGTATGTCGTCATCTGGGTCGAACCTTATCCAGCCGTTCTCTTCATCGGCATCGGCCTCTAGGTCGAGACACGCCACTTTAACCCCATGTTCAGGGTGTTTCAAATAAATAACAGCCATGTGTAGCTTTCTATAAAATTGGCGGGCCGTAGCCCGCCGATTGTATTAAGTGATAGCCATAAACTGCCACTTAGTGCCGTCCGAATAGAACAGCTTGCCCTTGCCGGTAGCGTTGGTTGTGATTCCAAGCGAGCCAGTTGGAGCGGTCGTGGTTGTCGAGTTAGCCGTAATTGCTGTGCTTAAGATATAAACGCCAGCATTAGCATTAGCTGCAACAACACCCGTCGAAGACGTGGACGTCACAGTCGTGAACGTGCCAGCCGCCGGAGTCGTGCCGCCAATTACAGCGTTATCTACCGTGCCTCCGCTAACCGCTGCGCCCGTAATGGTTGTGCCACTTACGAGTTCAGGGTCAGAAAAGGCAACACCAACAGGTTTTGTATTAGGCATTGCCCTTTCTCCTAATGTTAGGCTACGCGGTAAAGCGACCAAGTTCCCGTGCCGGTTTTACGGGCGCGGAAGAGCTGCGCGGTGCCAGCCGTAGCTACAACAGTAGCAAGACCAACAATCGTCCAGCCTGTGCCAGCTACGAGCGTGATAACGCCGGAGCCTGAACCATCTACGTTAACAACGGACAAGTCAAAAGACGTGCCGACTTTAACGCCAGAAGGAAGCGCAGCTTCAAGATCTGCAACGGTTGGCAGCGTGTAAGACGCAGCCGAACTACCTGGCGAACCAAGCAGGATGTTGCCGAGCGTCTGTGCAGTCGTCAACGTAGCCGTGACGGTTGCTGTGCTAGGAGATGGAATAATACGAAACAAGGTTTCGTTGATATTGCCAGCGCCAAGCTGATAGCCGCCGTCACCATTTGGAATGGCGCTGTAAGGGCCAAACGTCTCAAGCGGATAAGCCGCATTTGCAGTAGTTGTCATGGGTTAAACTCCAAAGATAGGAAAAAGGACGGCCCCGAAGGGCCATCGCTTATTAGCCCCAAAGGCGAACGGCCATCTGCGGACGAATCACGCTGTAGCCATAGAGCACGTCAATACGGCAAGGCAGACGGTCGTTGTTGATGTCATACTGACGAACAACGCGGAGGCTGATGCCGTTGTGAACTTGACGAGAAGCCATGTCTACGCCCTGTGGCATGAGCAAGTCGGCGGTGGCAAACGCGATAGCATCACGATGGTAGATAAGGTTCTGCGGATACTGGGTCGACGGCGAACCAAGGAAGGTCACAGCCTTACCGGAAACCGGCAGAGCGTCGACCGTCGCAAGCGCCTGGCCAGCCGAATACATGGCCGGAACCGTGACGGTAGCGGTCGTGGAGGCCGTAACATCCGCCAGAGCGACGAACTGATACAGCGAACCGGTCGACTCACGGGTCTGCGGGTTGACGGCGTAG